ACTCTGGCGCTTTGGTCCTCATATACCTTTCATACCTAAATTCGTGGTTTGCATCTAAGTTGTAGTAAATAGGAATGTCTTTAAAGGTTGCTCTTATAAATCCTAACATCTCAATAATCGCCTCATATTCTTCGTCAAACTTTCTAACTCTTGGGTCTTTCTGGAAGTCGCTTAATTGGTAAAAATCAACCAAATCACCATTGATAAATAATGAATCAATCTTTTGGTCCACTAAGTATTTAAAGCAAACCTCAATCGCTTTAGGGTCGTGGAATGGTACTTGTAGATCACTTATAAAACCCATCTTCTTAATTGATAATGGTAGTACATATACTACTTTCTCCTCAACCCAAGTTGGTGGTTGAACAAAGTTTGAAGCAGTACGTTTAAAATCTTCTATGTATTGTGTATTCTTACCCTTTGCCATTTTATCTCCAGCCTTACCCCTGTAATATCTTATTAAGTAGCGCACGTTCTCGTGATTATCAAAGTGTGCGCTTTGCTCCTTCATAATCAAAGAGGCTAAAGTATTAGACGGCATCCATTGAGGGTATTTGGCTAAATAGTCTAAAACTATTTGACCGCTCATTGTTGTTTTTTTGCCACCTTTTTTTGTTGTTGTCATAGGTTTATTTTAGGTTAGTGAGTTTAGTATTAGGTCTGCTTCTTCTTCTCTGCGTTTGACTAAGCCGTCAAGTCCGACATTCTCCCAGAGCCGTTTGCTTCGCTCTATCTGGTCCGCTATGCCTTCGTAGTCCGATTTAGCAACCAGTTCAACAATTGCCCTCATTTCCTTTCTCCTATCGCCTTCTAATTTGTTACCTCTGTTATAGATCATAGAAACCAAAGCACCTCTTGTGTCTTCGTTTAACGTATCAATCTCTGGATATATTGCTTTAGTCAAAGCATAATATTTAGGCAATGACTTATTAACGAATACATCGTAGGCAAAATTGTACGGAACTCTAACTTGTAGAATTTCCCCTCGCATCATTGATTTAACTGCCTCACCTTTTATGCCTATAACTTTCCTTAAAGCATTTAGATAGTTTAAATTTAAGCCATCCCAATCGCTAAAGAACTGCTTTTCTGTAACATATCCGCAATCATATCCTAAGCCAATGGTGCAACCAGAATCTCCACCAGCCCAAATAGGCTTTTGATATCGTTTCTCATAAACGGCTCTGCCGCCTACTTCGTGCTTAATTATCATCTCAATTGCCTTCTTGGAGATCATATAATTTGTTTTATAAAATAAACAATACTAATCGCCCACAATAGCAATGCCACCTTAAATGCTAACCTTTCGTTGTTTCTCATTTGTTGGTAAATTTATCTATTGTTGTTAGACCCGCAAAAGCCATACTCATATAAAAAACTAAATCGCCTAAATGGTCGCTTTTAGTTATAACAAACGTTGTAAACAAACATAAAGAACCTATTGTAGCCAAAACCCTTTTATGGCTCATTGACCCCATTTCATCACTAAACATTGATATTATAAATTGCTTGAACTTCATACTAAAACTTTTTATAGTAACCGAAGGAATATCCATTCATTGTTGCCGTTGCCGTATATAAGGTATTTTTAGCCGTCTTAAGTGCAATTGAGCCGCCAATACCAATTTGTCCGTTAGAGTGCTTTAAATCGCCTATAAACCCCAAATAAAGCTGGTTCTTTGACTTAGTTTCTAATATCTTGGTAATTGTTATCGTAGGTAGGTTAAAATTGGCACTAAATCCTCTGCCTTGTATCTTGTTTTGACTTATTGTGTCTTGTATATATGCGTACCCTAAAGAATCTATGCGCATAGTATCGGAATAAACCTTTACTTGATTATAGTCTTTAACGATTGTAATTGTGTCCGTGATCCTGTCTATTAAATAGATTGTGTCTAAAACGACAAAAGGGATAGATTTTCCCTTGATAAACTTAGTAAAAGTTTTCTGCTGGTAAACTGTGTCGCTTACAATTGTAGGTTCGGTTTTTGTGTATCGTGCATCACTTCCGATAAAAAAGATTAGAACCGCCACTAATAGAACGATTACTATATCTCTCATTATTTAAATCTTTTAGCTGCCTTAATGTAATATCGAATGGCAAAGATACCAGAAACAATAGCAATCAAACTCGCTATAAGACTAACTATTGGTTGAACATTTACAACACTAATAAATGCGGATGTTCCGCTAAGAATAGTTAATAAGTCCGATTGATTGCTATTATGTACCATTACGCTTCAGTTGTTTCTTGTGGTGGATTTTGTTCTTGTGCTAACTTACCCAAGAATTGCAACAACGGAAGTCCGTAAGCAGTTGGGATTGTGTTAATAAAGGCTTCTAATTCTTTAATTTGTTGTTCGTTAATTGTTATCATAGTTTTTATTTTATATACAAATATAGTTAAATATTCAATTTAATTATGGATTCGTAAAAGGTAAAGGAAGTACAACAATAGGTGGGTTAACTTGATTCTCTATTTGAGCATCTAAATTAAGGTCTAAAGCCTCTACGTCAATAGAAGCATCTAACCAACCACAAACAATGTCATAGGTTAAATCCTCGTAAGGTATAAAGTTAGCAACGTCATCCTTTGAAAATGATTGACTTCCGTAAACCGAAGCAAAGTATTCTACTCCGTTAATTGTCTCTTTAGCGTTACGATTCCAATGTGCGACTACCACAAAGTCTGTTAATGTTCCGTCTTGTGGAACGCAGTCTAATTGATTGATGTACCAATATTTCATATTATTTATTTTTAAGTTCGTCTATTTGTCCTTTAAGTTCTTTTATAGCATTTATTAAAACATATATTAGTTCGTGTCCATTAAAATTTAATATATCAGTTTCTTCTTCATCCGTTTCATTCAATTTACCTTTAATTGAACTAATGCTATCGGGTAATATATCTATAATTTCTTGTGCTATAATACCTACTCCTCCTTTACCTTTATTAAATCCACCTAATCCATTATAATCGTATGTAACAGGATTTATTTTAAGCAATTCTTGTAAACCTTTATTATAAGGATTTATGTTTTCTTTTATTCTTTTATCAGACGCAATAGTCCATAAAGCACTTGTAGGTTTTGCAGCACTATCCGTTGTTAATTGTAATTGATAACTTGGGTTAACAGTACCGATTCCAACATTACCATTTATTATACCAAAATTTCTATTGGCACTTGCATTTGTAAGTAGATTTAAAACAAATTGTCCACCTGCTCCATATTGAAACTTTGCAATATCACCACTACCACCAACACTATTACTAAATCTTAGTAAGTCAGTATTCACAACATTTGGGATATTAATATCAAAAATTGCACCTGGACTTGTCGTTCCGATTCCAACATTGCCACCGCTTGTGATAGTAAGTCTGTCTGTATTTCCTGTCCTTAAAAAAAGATTTGTTTCTGCATTTAATACAGTAGATGCACTATCTGCATATAATGTTGCATTTGCAAGTCCTTTATTATATATTGCTGCTCCAACATTATTACTATGTGAACCAATTAAAAATCCATTATAAGTAGCATTCCCACCAAATCTTCCTGTTCCTGATACATCTAACTTATATGAAGGAGCAGTATTGCCTATTCCAACATCACCAGCACTTGTACCATAAAATACATTAAATCCAGTACCTGAAGCATTATAAGTTATAATATTGAAGTCAGTAATATAATTACCTCCTAAACCTTTTGCTTCTAAAGTTGTGGTCGGACTACTACCCATAGAGAAAACTAATTGTCTTGGAAATCCAAAAGAAGTACCCGCTTTAAATGCTACTCTTTCCGATGAAACATCTAAACCAGTTCCAGTTGGTATAGCAATAGTTAATGCACCTGTTAAAGTTCCACCTGTTAAAGGTAAGTAAGCAGATAAATCACTTGTCAATGCTAAAGTACCTGTTGCATTTGGGTAAGTGTATGTTCTTGAACCGCTACTTGGGAACGATAAGAAATTTGATGAAGCCGTTACAGGATTTATTCTAATTCCGTTAGCATCACCATTTATAGTTGTTGCACCGCTTGACGCACTAATTCCTCCAGATTGTGATACTGCAATACCATTTGATGATATACCGCCCGATGTAATACCAAAAGTTCCTAAGTTTAAATTTGCCGTTGCTCCTGTATAAGGAACGTAAGTAGCAGCAGCAGTTGACGTACTTAATTTATTGTTAAACGTACTCCAATCGGTTGAACTTAACTTACCTGTATTTGTAGCCGAAGCAACAGGCAGATTAAAAGTATGAGTAGCCGTTGAACTTGATATGTTAAAATCCGTTCCACTTGTTCCTGTTGCTAAAAATTGTACTTGTGCAGTCAAACCATTTATAGCAGTAATTCCTGTACTAAAAGTTGTAATAACTTCGCATAAATGACTATTTTCAGTATGTAAAGTAATTGTCCTTCCGCTATTATTTACATAAACTCTAACTGCTAATCTATCAGTTAAAGTCAATGAAGTTAAAGGTACTGCCAAAGCCGTGTTATATAGATCAATCGCAGTTCCATTTGTAATTCCTTCTGGTGCTGCTGAACTACTTGCTATTAAAGTAAAAGTAGTTCCGTTATATTTATAAAGTTCAACATAAAAAGATGGAGTACCGCCACCAGAATTTGCACTAAAATACATCTCAAAGTTCCAGTTACCAGCTGGTATCTCTAATAAAGCTGGGTCATTAGCATCTGTTATAAATTGAGAAATATATCCATTAGAACTAATAGTAAAATCAGTTCCAGCACCAATGACTGGCACTTTACTCATTTCGTAATAAGTATTGCCACCAAAAGTTCCTTGATTGACACTTCCGTTAAAATAATACGCTACCGAACTACCACCACCGCCAGATGTAGGAAAGTTAGCCAAAGTACCATCACCCCTAACATATTGAGATGCGACACCCGCTCCAGTTACCGCAATCGTTCCGTTAGCCGTTAAAGGGCTATTTGCGACACTAAAAGCACTTGGCATAGATAAGCCTACACTTGACAATAAAGTTGGGAATGTAGTCAACCCACCAGCTCCGTTTACATATTGACCACTTACTCCAGCAAAGCCTATATTAATCGTTCCGCTTGTTGTAATTGGTGAACCTGTTATTGTCAAAGCATCGCCAGTTTCAGTAATCGCCACACTTGTAACAGTACCAGTAGAACCACCAGCCTTTTGCCATATAGTACCCGAATAAATAGCTTGATCTCCAACCGCAAAAGTAATCGCACCAGCACCAAAGTTTACAGTTCCAGCAACGTTACATAAGTAAACATCGCCTTGATTGCCCGTTCCGTTAACTAAAGTTGGAGTATTTGTTGCAGCGTTCCAAGTACCCTTATACTCCATAACAGAGTTCGGTAATTGAGATACTAATATCTTACCGCTTCCGTCTAATTGAGGAATACCACTTGGTACGTTAATACCTAAAGCATCAACAACGCCAGCAGTACCCGTTAATACTCCGCTTAAGTTTCTAACTTTCGCACCGCTTGATATTACTATTTGATTTGCCATCTTATTAATTTTATTGTGCTAAAAACCTTACATATTCCCCACTTTCTAACGCTCTGCTAAATGTCAATATTCCAGTAGATTCAACCCATTTAACTTGCTCGTCAACTGGCGTTCCTGTTGAAAGTATATCTTGAACATCAATACCGCCTCTTGAAACATATAACGCAGCTTTGCCGATTAAATCAGTCCAAGTAATTGTTGTTTCTCCACCAGCAGCCGTAAAGCCCTTAGTATAAACAGAACCGCCTCTTATTATAACCGCTCCACTTGCAGCTGACGTACCCGTTAAACCATATGCTCCAGTCCCTTGTAAACTTACGCTATAAGTACCAACGTCTTTATAAGGTGCATTTATTTGTAAAGAAGTCATATTAACATTTCCCGTTATTACACTTAAACCATTTACTCCATTATCAATAACAAAATCTACTGCTATTGTTTGTCTTAACTGTTGTATTTGAAGCATTTGATTGTAACCATATCCGCTTAAAGTAATTAAGCCATCACAAACTAAACTCCAGTTAGCAACATCGTTCTTGAACTCACGATACCAAGCACTCGATTGACTTGTCACTTCTTTTTGATCTACTGTAACCGAGAAGGTTGCATTTGTAGAACAAGCAAAAGGAATGTTTAAAGGAATTGTTGTTATAACCGATGCAACGTTTGTTCCTTGTGTATAAAAGGTCATTGTCTTTGTACTAATTTGACTTGCAACAACTTGTATCACAATCCTTTCAGTTGATAATAAAGTTGTAAGTGGGAAGGCAAATGTTTGAGTATATTGCTTTATTGCTAATTGAGTAAAGAATATACTATTTGTTGTTCCTATTGATGTTAAGGTTGTGCCATCGTATTTGTAGATATGATAGTAAAATCTTGGGTCACCAGTCAAATCGCCAGTTATAGATGCAAAAGCACTAAACGTCCAAGTCCCAGCTGGGATTGTAGTCGTAGCAACATCCGTTATAAATCCACAAACTATGCCATCTGCCGTCTTAGTAAAGTTAGATGCCGCCTCTAAATTATTGGTTGGGCTTAATTGTTTATAGCTTAAACCCGCAATTGTAGTTACAGGAATAGAGCCATTCATATAAAATGTTGTGTTGCTTTCTTTTTTATAAAGCATTATATTCTTACCAATTACTGCTGCCATATTACAAATTTAATCAATTATCCGTATGTTTCTAATATTTCACCCGCTCCGCTAATTCTATATGCTTGAGAGTAAGTATCTGTAACTAAAACCCTCCACCATATATTCGCACCATTAAATCCAACAATTAATAAATCATTTGTATAGAAGAAGTCACCAACCGAAGGAACTCCAGCTTGTTCTAAATAAACCAAGTTACTTGTTAAAGGAGCAACCAAAGCAGCTTCTTTAGTCAAATAACCATTTGATCTAACGTGAGAGTAACCAGTTGTTTCTGTTGGTAAGCTATTACTATCGTAAATAGTAGTCATTGTTGTTTCAATATTCTCTGGGTTAATATCTAATAAAGTAGCCGTAATAACATCGTTAGGTAAATCCAATGTTGAATTACCTATTATATATTTTTTATTCGCAACAGTTATTTGTGCTGGGTCTGTATCAGTTGCAGTTATTCTCATTGCACCGCTAAATCTACCTGTACTTGTTTGCATACTCATAAAAGAAGCATCCAAGTTTATGATATTCTTATTTAAACAGTTTGAATATTGCTTAACTACTAACTCGCTTAAACTTCTATAAATATCTAAAGGATATTCTTGTCTGTACCAATTCTTTAAGTTCAATTTTGTTGAATCGCTTAAAAATCCTCTATAACTAAAGAACCCATCGTTAATATCATTAAAGCCTAAAGGAAGGTCAATATCCAAAACGTATTCGTTTGAATCAGTTATAAAACTTTCAGTTGTTACTTGCTTAAAGTATGTTTCAACTGTTAATTGAAAGTTACTTGCTTCAATAGAGCCAACAGTTGATTTCCAATAAGGAGCAGAAGCATCACATATTATAAGATCAATACTTAAATCCCCTCCTATTGGTAACAATGGCATTGTTAAATCTAAATTAACTTTTGGCTTTGTTGAATCAAAAGGAAAATAGTAATAGTGGTCATTAAAGGTTGTATTTACCCATTGCTCATTGTCATCTAAAAATACCGAACCAGAAGCACCGCCGTTTACTAATATCTTAAGTATAAATAAGGCATCTGGTCCACTTGCGGGAACTCCCAATCCCGCAACATCCATAGTTAACTTCAATACATCGCTTGAATTTACTTTAGGCAAATTTAATGGACTTACTATTGCAGTATAAGGACTTGCAATTGAGTACTCCATAATAAAAGAATTAGTACTTTTTTCTGGGTATGACTTTACATAAATTTTGCCGTCAACAAATCTTTGCTCATTCCAAGAAAACGCATCACCTACCAATGGGCTTACAACTGTATAATTTTTTAAATCCCAGTTAGTAATATAGTTATTAGGATATTCAATTACCTTATCAAATCTTATCTTATTAAATCCCTTTCTAATTAGCTTAAATTGACTATTATCTACAAAGTATAAACCACTTGTGTTTGATGTAAAACCTTGTATGTTTCCTGTTGTACTATAAATTGCATCGTCAAATACTGTACCATCACTATTGTAAATAGTAACATAATAAGAACTTTGTGCAAATTGAGTTAAAGGAACTATGTAAAAGTTTCCCTTTGCTTGGAATAATCTTGAACCAACAGACTTAACAATCTTTGTTAATACTTCAAGGCAATTTGTTGCTTCTTGATTATCATTAACAAACGTTGCATAATTTATATATGTTTGACCCAATGTGTCTGCATTGGGGTCATCTGTTCTGTTATCCATTCCGTCAGCGTAAAAACTTACTCCGCTTACAATATCATATTCTAAAGGATATTCTAACTTTAATAAAGCAGTCTTTACATAAAATATCGCCTTAAATATGTCAACCAATGTTGTATTATCAGTTATAAAAAAGGGTATTTTTTCAAGCATACCCAATCCATCAATAGCATTAAAAGCTAATTCCTTTCTACCAGTACTAAAAACATATTGAACATTCTCACTTAGCACCCATCCTTGCCAATCTATATTAGCGCCACTCAAAACTCTAACAAAGTACTTTCTGTCATTTAATGTTGTAAAGTCTGGCATATTTGCTACGTTATCCGTAACATCAATAGCAAGGTTTAAAGTACTGACATAAATAGGCTCGAAAGTATCATCACTTCTTGGGATGTATTGAATTTGTAAACCAATACAAGGATATTCTATTATTGAACCAGCATAGCCATCTTCATAAATATTTACTACACTTGTAACATCCGATTTAGTTGCTGCCGTGATTCTATATTTTATTTGATATGCCATTAACCCCTAATTATATTTAATGAAGAATTAGACCTTTGCATAGCCAAAACTAAGTCTTGACCTCTTAATACAAATTGACCATTTTGTCCCATACTATTGCCATTCATTGAACCAGCATTAAATGAACCTTGCATTATATTACCAAGTTTGCTTAATGGTAATACTGCTTCGCTTTCGCTACCCTCACCAATCATTGCCAATGTAGGACCAGTTGCAATACCTCCATCTGCTAAACCTAAAAGTTTAGTAAAATTACCTAAAAAACTTAATCCGCCTTGACCTGCACTTGCTGGATTTAATGCGCTCATAATAGCTGAAAATATTGCCGCTTTTATTACCATTTCGGCTAATTGTCTTAATAAATTACTAAACATTTCACCTAAAGCTTGTGAAGCACTTGCACCTTGTTCCATTGCATCAAACATACCAAACAAAGCACCTGTAACTGTTTGTGAAATTGTATTAGCATATTTTTCATATGATTTATTTAAATCTTCTATTTTTTCTTTCTCTTTCTCATAATTACTTTCTGCATTTTTTTCTTTAATACCAAGAAAAAAAGTTCCATATTTATTTCTTGATTCTTCTAATTTTTTTTGACTAATTGCATATGTATCTTCTGGAACATCCATTTTTGGTTCTTGGTAGGAATCCAACATATCTTTAATACCATTTTTAATACTTAATGCATTTTTATCAAATGTCATTTTATCAAACTTTGGTAATAAGCTTTCAATCTTATTTTTAGCCGCAGTAGTATCTAATTCAGCTAATTTTTTTATATAATCTTCATAAATCTTATAAACATTATCTAAATATGTTTGTTGATCTATTAATGATTTACTTCTTAATGTTTCTTGTGCCTTTAAATCTTTTTCAAAGTCTTTGGTAAGTTCACTAAAAGGGTCTTTTTTATCTTTTTTTGTTCCACCTTTGCTATCTGTGGTTTCAACATTTGTTAAAGTATTAAGTAATTCTAAATTTTTAGTTTTAGCTTTTGTAATTGTGCTATCTAAATCATTAATTAGAATATCATATTGTTTATTAATTGCTGCTCTTTCTTTATCTGCTTTTTTCTTATTGTATTCTGCACTACCACCACTTGCAGTTACTTTAGATAAATCAACATTTCTTTGTGCTTCTATTTTTCTGCGTTCAGCATAAGCAGAAGCTAAAATTTGTTGAGTATTTTTTTCTTTACCAGCGGCAGCTTCTTGTATTGATGCAACATTAATTAAATGGACTAAATAAGCCTTGTCAGTCTTAATTGTGGCTTCCTTAATAGCTTTATTATCGGAATATAAAGATTGTAACCTTTTAAGTGCTTCTTGTTGTTGAGTAGGATTTCCACCTGAAATTATGCTAACTAAGTTTAAACCAATAGTTCTATTTGATTGCGCTTCTCCAACTATCTTAATAATATCTTGATTTAACTTATTAAGTTCTTCTCGAAACTTCTCTAATTTTTCAGTTGGACCTTTAAAGAACGCTGCTATCTCTTTGCTATATACAACTGCTAAAGAAGATACAACACCCAATGCAAGACCAATACCACCTGCACCAATTAAACCAGAAGCCATAGACTTTAATGCTCCAGTCGTACTCCCTGTTTCTTTTTGTAGTCTTTGAAACGACTCAAGCAAAGGGTTTAAGTTATTCGCAATACCTATAAATCCATATGGCGCATCTTGCGCAACTCTTGATAAGTTTGTTAAAGCGTTTGTAGCATCTCCAGCAGGTCTGCCAACCTTATTCATTTGTTGACCTAAGTTAGCAATAGTAGCATTTAGATTTTTAATTTGACCATTCAAATAATTAATCTCACCAACGTTGGTAGCTTTCTTTAAGGCAGCTTCAAATTGTTTTAATAGATTTTGTGCTTTTTGTAAGGACGATTCAAAGTCCGTAGTATTAGCACCAATATTAATATTTAAATCTATAATCTCTGCCATCTTTATTTATTTACTCCGTACAATTTAAGTGTTCTTGCCAGTTGTTCGTCAGTTATCATAATCCTTTCTTCGTAAACATCCGCTTGATCTAACTCTGGTATATTCCAAAAAGACTTCATACTTTTAGGGCTTTTCTCGGTTGTAGAACTTAAGTATATAATATAGGCGAGGTTTCTTGTCCTCGCCCATTCATTTAACTCGTTTCTTTCCTTACCTAAAACGATAATGGAGAAGTCCTTCCAAGTCATGTCCCAAAATTCATTTGGTCTTATTCCGCACTCCGCAGCTTTAACTAAGATATCATCCCAGCTTAGCTTTGTTAGGCTTTTTTTTTTCTTCTTCTTTCTTTACACCTGTTATGGTGTGGACTGTACTTTCAACGATGTATTTTAAATACTCAATAATTTGACCTTCTTCGTTAAAAATAGAACCCACTTCATCAATCCATTCGCAAGCATCGTCAATAGTATATAAAACATCTTGCTTATTACTTACACAAGCGGATTTATACCCAATGTAAACAAGCTGGACAATTACGTCTAAACTTGTTTGAGCCGTTGAAAGAACTTTAAAGTACTCATCAATACCGATATTGTTTTCTTTTGTAAACTCACGCATTGACCAAGTACCCCACTTTAGGTGGATTGTGTTGTTGTTAGTCTTTAATTGGAACATAGTTTTTTATTTTATTTATACTGGTGTTTCAGTTTGTGTCATTGGAGGTACAACCACTACAAATGTTGCAGTAAATTTAACATCATCCTTGTCAGCAGCGTTTACTCCAAAGTTGCTAATGAAAACAGTACCAGAATAAGTAATATCACCAGCAGTAGGCGTTGCTTTACCCATTTTAATTGGGAAACTTGATTTTGCTGCGTGTGCTGCATACAATTGTTGGTAGCTATCTTTAGCTGGAACTCCTGTTTCATCAATAGCAAATCCTTCACACTCAATAGATTGATTGAATGAAGGACTTGGAGTGTACTCATCTCCGCATTTAGAAGTTGCATCAATTGTTCCCAAAGTTGATGTAATTGAGTTAGAAGTCAAACAAGCAACTGGCTTGAATGTTCCGTTTAAGTCTATGTCTGCTAATAGGATATAATCTCTACCGCTTACTTTTGTTTCTGCCATTTTATTTAATTTTAAATTTGAGTTATTATTATGTTATAAGTTATCAATACTCTAAAAACGTTATCTAAAGGGTTTAAGCCGTCTAAGTTTCTTACACTTTCAACACTTAAACTTGATGCCGTGAATCCGTTTGCCAATGTTATATTGGTATCGGAATTAATTGCAGTCAAGACTAAGTCGCTTATAGTTTCAGCACGTTTATAACCAAAGTTAGCATTTTTTGTAATAATATCAACTACGATACTAATACTATTTGTATAACCCGCTTTGCCTTGATCTTGGCTTGATGTTCTACCAGTCATAACAATATACTCGTCACCAGCACCTTCTGGAGCAAAACCATCGTAAACAACCAATCCACTTGAACTTGTCAAGTTGGTATAAAACCACTTTTTTATCTCAATATTAGGATTTAACATTCTTCAATACGTTTAATATATTCTTAATCAATTTTGGCTTCTCTGCTTGGAACGCTGGTATTAAAAATGGTTGTGGTCGCAAACCTTTCCTTAATATGCTTATAGCTATTGCATAGGCAATTGACTTGTCTTTACCTCCGCCTATTCCTTTTCTCCTTACCCATAATGTCAAAGCCTGTACCATATCTTTAAAAGTGCCAGCCTTTTTACCTTTAAACCCACTTGCTAATTGCTCAAATCCAGCTGGTATGCTTACCTTGCCACCTGTTCCAAATTCAATATAAGGAGCGTAAGATGCCTTTGCACCAACAGTAAAAACAACCCCTTTTTGAACCTTTTGTTCCTTTAGGTAAATACTATTTCTTAATTGACCAAAGTTTACAGGTGCTAATCTCTTTGCTCCGCTTTGAATATTCAACGCAGACGCACTTATTTCATCCTTTACTTCTTGTTGAACCTTAGCATCTAAAGTATCAAGTCTTTTTAAGACCTCCGATAAATTACCTATATCAAAAGTAAACCCAGCCATTATTTGTAAATTATTAACTCCAAGAACCTATCTTGATCCTCGACGTTCTTAATAGAATGTATTGTATATCTGTCGCCTTCAACGTCCACCTCATATGTATCGTTTATATTAGCCGCAAAACGAATATAAAGCCTACTCCTTTGGTTAAATTGCAATTCCAAGTCATCTACTGCACGATTTTGATTATCTGGTCTTAAATCGCCCCAAACTGTGCTTTGTAGGGCAAAGGTTGTAGTATATCCACCTTGACCATCGCTTGTCCTTGTTGGAGCATAGATTTGAACCTCACGAGTCATCGTGTTTGCATCAATGTAGTTCGCTTTTGCTTTACCTAATTTCATATTATAATATTGGGCTTATTCTTGTCCATCTTTGACACGCCTTCCAAGACTTCTCACAAATACCAGAATCACCATCTAAGCCTCTATTCTCATAGTCGTAGCTAACTTGATCTAAAATAGCAATCTTTAAATCGCTTGGAATAGTTGCATAGCCTACAACATATGTAGCCTTTAAGTTTTGGAATGTTGGTCTTTGTAATTGTGGGAACTTACCGCCAACTAAAGTATAATCAGCAGCAACAATAGTATCTCCGTTTTGATCTATTAAAGATGTAAAACTATTAACTGGACCATATGGAAGGTTAAAATTACCATCCCAATTTGTAAACCAAACAACCGCAGTCTTTGGTATTAAACTCAATCCTGTTGCCACTTCTATTGCTTCTCTTGCTTGTTTAATCATTAATGATATTTGGGCATCATCAAGGTTTGTGGTTACTCTACAATACAATTTTGCTTCTGCTAAAGTAACAGGTTCAACAACTACGCCAATATCGGTTAAAGTAAAGTCAGTAATATAATTAGAATAAGACATATCCTTTTTTTACAAAATTACTTAATTTATTCCAATAAAAAACCCCCACCGAATTGGTAGGGGTCATTATTTACTAATCCTTTAAAACTATACGTTTCCTAAGTCAGCATAGATAGCAGAAGTAGTCAACATTAAGTTGATGTCTTCGTAACACTCAATACGAGCAGTTACCAAGTTCTTTTGGAAGTTTTCGCCATTCTCATAAGAGAACTCGATAGCTAAACCTTCAACTTCAACTCTTTCTAAGTAGCTATTGTCAAAGATTAAAACTTTGTCATCAGTTACCCAAGATGCAGCAACAACTGGAACACCCCAGATTGTGATACCACCATTAGGGTTTACAATAACACTACCAGCACCAGCATAATAACCAGCAGCGATAGTTGCTTTCAATAAACGAGCCATTTGTAATTCACTTACTAAAGCATAAGAAGCTACAAAGTTTGCATTCTTTTGGTTTGCGATATAATCTACTAATTGTAACAAATCGTTAGTTTCAGCAGTTGTAGTTGAACCTGTTGCAGCACCAGATACAGTAGAGAAGAAAGCAGCATTCTCAGCCTTAAAGAAATCTCTTTGCAACATTCTTGGTAAAGTCTGTGTCATAAATGGTAAAGACTTCAACATTTGCTTAGAGAAAGTAGAGAAACCAGCAAGGTAGTCGTTTACAACTTTAACTTCAGTTAAAGAGTAGTTGTTCTCACCTTTGTTTGAACCTTCTGTTTGAGCAGCGATGTTGTTAGTTAAACCAGCGTTCTCACGATAGTAAACATACAATCCGCTTTCGCTTCTTACAGTTGGGATCAAATCTCTAAAGTTTAAACTTTGAGAAGGTTGGATAGCTGGGTTTGGAGCGTAAGACGCTTGTGCATCACCAGTTAAATTACCACTTAAAGTCATTGTTTTAACATCCGATAAATCCAAACGGAATTTACCATTGTTCTTTAAAGCCTTCTCCATTGCGTCGAAATTACCATCTAATTTTTCTAAGATCACTTCGTCCATGTGCTTAACTTCTCTTTTAGCAGCTTTCTTTTGTGCAGCTAATTGTCCGTCGATTTGTTTTTGTAACTCGTCTTTTACAACAGTTACTTGTGCAGATACCTCTTTAATTTGAGCCTCTGCGTTAGCTTGGAAACCTTTAAGGTTTTCAGCCATTTCATTGATTAAATTTTCCATTTTTACTTTTTAAATAGATTGTTAAATTGTTTAATTGCCTTTAATACTTCTTCGTTATTCTTTTCTTCTACAACTGGTGTCGGCTCAACTGCTTCTGCGGGTTGAGTGATTGTTTCAGTAATTTCCAAAGCCAATAATTCAGCTTGTATTTGTTTTATTTGAATCTCCATTAAAGCAAAGGTGTCGTCTGTGAATGTTCCACCTCTAAATGCCTTAATTAAGTTTTCTAATCTTATTGATAAATTTTCTTTAGTTTCTTTGAACTCACCCTTGAAACCCAATGTTGGAGTTTCTGGGTTAGCACCCCAAAGAACCGCAGAACCTTCATATAGTTTTAATTCTGTGATTGTACGAACTCCAGTCTTTTGGTTTACATCCGACTTTAACGTACTAAATCCGATTGAGTGTTGATTGATTAAACCAGCTTCATATAACTTGATAGCATCTTCGCCGCACTCTGTTTCTATTAAGTCGGTAACCGCAACAAGCATATCGCCTTCGATATACAATTCTTTAGGCTTACCTAAAGTATGTGCCATATCAGCTTTGTGATCTACTAAAGACCAAATCATATTCTTGCCTTTTGGTCCACGTTCTTTGATAGTCTTAGTAAACGCTTCAGCAACGATAATATCATTGTCTAAATCTACGTTACCAATTCTTGACCAACACGCTTTTACTGTTCTTGATTCTGGCTCTATATCCAAAATCATATCATTGTAGCTTTTGTTTTCAATCTTACTCATATAACAAAGTTATTAATTTTTTTTAATCTGCTAACAAATCTCTTATTAAATTAGAAATTTGCATCAAAGCAACATTATTTATTAGATTCCAAACTAACCCCATATCTCCTCTCGGTGGGTTATCTTGCAACCTTTTTGGCTTGCCATCTTCACCTCGCACGGCTTCATAGCCTAACGTACAGCGACAGTTGATAACATCGCCAGCACTTCCACTTGGGTCGCAAGGATGTAACATTTGCTCAAAACCTCCATTCTTAGTCTTAACATTAAATTTTTCATCGTAAGCTACTTTTATTCCGTCCATATGATAATGGTCAAATTTATCTCTTGGGACACGTCTTGTTCTGTTGTCCCTCGCTGCTATCCACTCCTTCATAGTTACAAGTCCAGTTGCAGCCGTTCCAACCATTGATCCTATGTTCGCTGCTCTGCCTGTTTCCGTTCTTGCTATCATCTCCGCTCTGTAATCTGTTATCCCAGCACCTCTTAATAGCTTTATTGTTTCTTGCATCGTCAAACCTTCTTCAACAGACTTGATTAAGTATTGTTGAATTTGGTTTTTAGTTGTTTGAGTTATCTCCGCCGATATATCATCTAAGCCTTTTAATTCAAGATAAGTTAACATCACATAAGTAAATAAATCCGTTTGCTTACTCTTAAACTCCTCTGGTCCGTAATATCCTTTAACCGACTTAGATACATTCTTCTCCGCAATTTGTGCCATCTTAACCCCCATTGCAATATGAAGGTTTTGGATGGTCTTTTTAATCTTCTTGTCGCTTATTGCGTTTAAATCTTGGGTATCGCAATAAGTATCTACTTGCCTTTGTAGTTCTTTCTTGAACTTTGGCGAATAGGTTTTTAATGCATTTGCATACAACTTTTTATAGTCGCTCCAAATCATTATGCGTCTATTTTTTCAATCAACTTACCAGCTGCATTAAATACATCTGTTTGACTTTGTTGACCAGCTCTTTGTCTAATAGCAATAAGTCCTGCTCTATCTACGTTTACAAAATCACTTGTGTAAATGTAGTGCCAATGTTCTTTAGTTTCCATATCAGCGTTTGCGTCAATAGCTAAAAACCATTTACCATATGCAGCCATACCATTTTCCTCAATGTATGCGTTTTCTTCTGCTGCGCTTGGTCTATTCCAAGTGCTTGAATTAATTACTTTGCCTTGACTTACTAAAGATGCAGCTTGTGTAATTCCACTACGATTTAAGCCTGTTGTTTTCTTTATTTCGCTTATTAACTGTTTAGCTAATTCTACGAACTTTTGTACGTTATTCATTTGGTAAAGTTAAAGGTTGAAATTCATCTGGACTTTGTAAACTTGAAGGGATATATAATTTCTCCATTTCTGTTTGATCTATGTAAGGAGGTATCTCCAATCCCATAATATCCATCTTTTGCTTAGGTGCAATCCACCAAGCCTTATCCAACCATTCAACTTGCTCCGCTTTGTTTGCTTCTAATTCGCTATAAACAGTTGGGTCAAAGTCAACATAAATATCTGTGTTTCTATAACCCCAATCGGAATGTAGTTTACGATTCAAGTTATCTCTAATACCAACTAACAAAGGAATAGCACAACGAACTGTCAATGCTTTTTCACCTTCTCTTTGGTTGTTATAAGTCTTGTTATCAGCATCGTTTAATAATTGAGAAGGTACTCCATAAATATTAC